GCCGTAGCTGTCCGGCTCGGCATCGTGGTCAATGATGATATCTCCGAATTTGGTATGCTGCTGTTTTGCATAAGCGGTCAGATATCGTCTGCGGTTATAGGTTTCAGTCATTAGCGGATAAGAATAATCCGTTGCATCTCTTCCTTCCATATAATCGTACACGTGAGGCAATGCCCACGGTCCCATATCGTAATCGTCCCAATAAGAAACTATCGGAATGAATGGCTGCGGAGGTGCATCATCGGTAAAATTGTAAATGCCCTGCATCCAGTATTTCGCTGCATAATAAGTGTTGGATGTACCACGGTAATATTTGCCCAGGTTCTCCGGTGTATCATATATCTGCCAGTTCCAACCATAGGCAGGCATACCAAGGAATACTTTGTCGGGGTTCATCACTTTTGTTGCATAATCGTAAATGCCCTCAAGCCAACTTCTCGGAGAAACAGGGCCAGGTGCAGAACCCGCCCATGCCATACCATAGCTCATGATGGATGCCGTATCGCAATATTTATCCAAATCCCCATATACGCACCAGTTTTCTCCACCGACTGAGCCATTAACCGAGGTCATACCCGGCAGGCAGATATTCATCTCCTTGGTGGAATCGTATGCTTTTACGGTTTCATAAATATGCTTGAACATAGCTGTGGACGCTGCGTGAGTGGAATAATCATCACCCTTTTCAAGGTCAATATCCACACCATTACACCACGGGTACTTTTCCATAATACGGACAAGTTCCGAGCAGAATTTATCCTGTGCACCGTTTGTATTATCACGAAGTGCCTTGAAAATAGAATTAGCTCCATCATTTGCAACGGTAAGCAACCATCGAATGTGTGGCCATTTATTGATATAGGTCATCATACTGCTAATGGTTACACCACTTTCCGTAATTGTTCCTGTCCTGTCTACCTTAAAAGAAAACAGACCGATGGTATCAATGCGGTCACCGTAATTACGGAGTGCTTCATACATACGGGCATTACCCATGAATGTCCACACCATAATGCGTTTGCCTTTGAGTTTATCCCTCAAATCGATACACCTCCATCCGTCATTTGTTGCAATTCAAAAAGCACCCTGGCAGACTTACCGTCCTCCAAGGTGACCTTGTGCTTGGAATCCCAAGCCGCACTGTATTGATAAAAACCCTCTTTCGGCTCTGTGACACCGTTCTTGGTGCATTCCCTCACAGAAGCAAGCAAAGCCAGGTCATCTTCCGCTGCCAGTGCATTTGGAAATTTTACTTTCTGTCCACCTACACCTTGGGAAAGCTGCACCGAACCTGCTGCCATATCGGATTTCGGATAGATATGAATATCCAAGCCGCCGGAGGTTTCTCCAAGGTTACAGACAATCACGGTTTCCGCAGAACGAACCACACCGTTGAACCACACCTTTGAGCCTTCCGTAAGTCGGCTCTCCGTGTGTGGCACATAGCCAGTCAAAGCAGGGCCTTCCTGTAACTGCAGGTCGGTAAACCAAATCGTGCCGGAGCAGTTCGTGATGGTAGGTTTCACAGTAACGCTCATGACACGCTTTTCCTGCTTTTTGTTTATGACCTCTGCCAATCGGATAAATACAGGTTTAGCCATCAAGCACCCACTTGATTTCGCAGGGATGACCTACCCATCCCGTGGCAACCGAACCCGGCTGCAGCAATAGGTCTGTAATATAAAAAGTGCCTGTGCAGTTAGTAACGCACACACGCACAGTAATAGATTTCACTTTGGAGAAGTAACTTTCAGGCGTTATCTTCTCCGATGTTTTAGAAAAATAAGCCATAAACACCTCCATCAGTAAAGGTCAATGAATCGGGTTTCAGTGCTGCCGTCCTCATATTCAATGACCACTTCAATGCCGACCTGTGCATCATCGGACAGCTTTTCCAGATCCTCCGATGCAATCTGCGCCGACAGTGTATAACTGCTACGGTTGGAAGGATACACGGTCTGATATAGACTTTTCGTCATTCCGGCAACACCTTCTGCCTTAAAGGATGCCGTACCGGACGCACCGTTTTCTCCGTCCGCCTCAAAACCGGAACTTACCCAATAGGCAAGACCGTCATCTGCACGGGAATTTCGCAGATGATTGAATGGCACAAGTTCTCGGATATCATTGTTTGATACCATGCCTGTGCCTTCCAGTGCATCAGCAATAGTATCAATGGAACTAACCGAGCTGCCCAGGTTCTTAAGCGTAGTAGAAAGTTCCAATACTGTATTCCAAGGCTCCTGCAGATTGTACTCTCGACGCACAATACGGGTAGTGACCGATAATCCCAAATCCTTATCTTCCACACGGACATAATCGCCTAAATTCCAAGCCTCATGCTCATAGCCTGTCAGAACAGACAAATCCATCGCATTCAGCACATAGGACACGGTCGGCTTGCAGTATTCAGCAAGGCGCATAGCCGTGTATTCCTTCATCTGATACGGATTTGTAAAAGAGGAACAATCCAGTGTGCTAATACGGATTTCGGAGGAATATGTGAAGTCCTCAAGGTATGCCTTTCCATTATTGATATCGGCAAATGTCATGCCGTTGGCACCGACCGCATAAAGCCTTGTTACAAGCGAACGGGTATCCACCACTCGCTCAATGCTTTTCATATTCTTCTTATAAGCAAACAGGGCACCGCTGTCTTTGCCGTTGACCGTAAGCAGATGCACCAGTCGGTTCGGACAGTCAAAAACAAGGTCACCGCCGTGAAGATTGGCAACGCTGCGTAAGATGGAAAGTGCGTTTTTCTCCGAACTCGTCCAGGTACGTTTGGAAGTCACATTGACCGTTCCCACACTCCACTCGGTATCAGCAAGGGCATACGCCATAGCCACATCCGCCATTTCCGCATCAAACTTCTTTTCTTCCTTACGGACAGAAAAAGTAAGGTCATAAAACTCCGCCTCGGCATACACCTGCGTTACCGTGTTTCCGGTGCTGTCCTTCACATCCGTAATGGTACGCACCTTATACACATCATCTACGATTTGGATTTTCTTTTCGTTTTCCAGATACTTTCGTTTGCTGTCACGGAACGGAATGGAAAAAGTCAGCGTGTCCTCGCCGTTGATTTCGCCCGTTACGATGATATCGTAGGCATTCTCCAAAATGGCCTCCCACGCACCGTTATCATCAAGCACCACAGGACGGGCATAGCCGATTTTCTCATAAGGTGCTTTCGGAATGTCATAAAGACGGATATCGATGAGTTTCGGTGTCTTGGAAGTATCCGAAGTGGTCAGCGTTACCTTAAAACGGATATAGTTTCTGTTTGGAGATTGCAGCTTACCGTCCGTTCCGACTAAAACCCAATCGCTCCAATCCACAAGGTCATCACTGGTGGAAGTTTCCACCGAGGCGATTGCCGTTGTGCCTGCGATGTATTCGCTTGTATAGGAAACCCTGCCTGTACCAGAAAGATTGCACTCTGCCGCCTTGGTATAAAGCACACCGCTTTCGGGATAAACGCTGTCGGTTGCCTTTAGTGTCACACCACTTGCATCGGTCAGAGCATCCACATCCGAAGAACTGTCTGCACCGTTACAGAGGATGGTGGCGTTGAAATAATCCACCAGATCATCTGCGGTAAGCGGCGAATCACAGTCCAGGAACCATTCATCAAAGCCACCTGCGTAATAATAGGTGTCGGCGTGCATACCGATAACAAGGTCAGCCGTGCAGGAACGATTCAATTCTCCACCGATTGTCAAAACTTCGGATTTCCATACCGTACCGGAAGAACGGTCACCAACAACATAAGTGAACTTCTTGTTGTTCGGCTCAATAACTCCGGCAATGAAATACCACTTGCCATTCTGCAAAGAGAAAGATGGCGTTACGGTCTTATCCAAAATAAGACTGCCGGAGGAATTATAAAGCATAATTCTCGGCTTGCCGGAATACAGAGACAGATAGAAAATCGGCTGTCCCGGACCGTAACGGGTATTGAATATCGGACAGAATGTATTGCCTACGGAATAAGTGGTAGGACACATCCAACCGCCCACGATGATACGCTCACCAAGGTTTGCAAAAATTGTGCCGTCATTAGTCACCTGCAGGTGGGTCTTTTCAGAAGTCGGATTATTGATATTAAAGCGAATCTGACGCCCTTTCGGACTTTTACTAAGATTGGCGGTTGTGCCACTCCAATTTACAACAGTAAAGTTGCGTCCATAACCGGAAGAGTCGGCAAGCGCCGTATCCTCATCCGGTGCAGACTCGTTGAAACGCCACAGACCAGAGGCGGCATACTCCGCAGGAAATTCTCCTGTGAAATCTGTTTGCTTATTCAGAATCATTTTCAGAGACATACCGTCACCTCCATCTGCTTTTCGCTTGAATTTGCAGTTCTGTCAGCGTGGCATTGCTTACTTCCACGGTGACCGTGTTATCTCCGACAGCCAGTGTCGGAAAGTTCAACTCCTGCAAATATGGCAGACCGTTACGGAGCGTTTCTCCGTTTTCATCGACCACATAGGCTGTCATTTTATCGGTATCCACAACAAGGGTTTCTCCTTCAGAGAGGGTTGCGTTTACGATTTTCAGTTCCGAGCCGTTTGTGGTAATGCTGATATAATTACTTGCCCCTGCCGTTATCACACCCTCAATGCGATACACAGGCAAGGATTCAATGTTCCCGATAGTTCGGGTAATGATGTGAACCCCTTCTTCCGTTACGGAGAAAGTTTCATCCGTAATGGCATAGGCGAAAGGGTCAGGACAGAAAAACTTTAGGTCAAAGGAGCCTGCCGAGCGGATGAGCCTTTCACAGTCCACCGCATCGTTCAGTCTTGCCATAAAGTATCTGTCCGGCACATCATCAAACACAAGCTGGCGTAACCCCTGTACGGGGTCAAGCCATGCTGCGATATCATCCAAGGCAGATACTAACGCAGTAAAATTAGCCTTGGGGTAAATATTACAGTGGACAGTGATTTCACGGTAATCGAAATCCGCACCGAAGTCTGCCACACCGTATTTACCAGGCACGGTGGTGGTAAAGTTTCGAAGTTTACCACACACCTGCCAGGAAGTTAGACGGGCTTTGATGCCCATGCTGCCCGACGTAATGTCATTGAAAATAAAACCCATAGGTCAAAACCCTCCTTTATGCCGTAGTGAAGTGTCCCTGCGCACGGGAGCCACTCTGAATCAAGTTATAAAGTTCCTGGGAAATCTTGCGGATATCCTCTTCGCTTCGGACAATCATCTGCTGAATGGTAATCAGCGCTCCGCCACCCAATCCTGCACCGGATATCGTGTCGTTGCGGTTTACTGTTCCATTCACACTAAAGTCCGTAGGCAGTGCCGTGGTCATTTCATCTGCAAGACCGTGCATAACATCGTTGATGTCCTTGCTCATGCCTTCAGCAGCGGCAACCGCATCCTTACCATTGGTATTGATTGCACCTGCCAGACCTTCCACAAGCATTTCACCGACCCATCCCATTTCCTTGGACGGAGATGCAATGCCGAAGAAGTCACAGATACCATCCCAAATGGAAGAAATCCAACCGGACACCTTATTCCAAAGCCAGGATGCCAGGGACTGGATACCTTGCCACAAACCACGGACGAGGTTTGCACCTACATCGGCAAGCTGTGATACTCCCTTGCCAAAGGCAGAAACCAAGCCGGACAGAATCTGCGGTACGGCTTTTACAATTTCCACGATGATGGTCGGCAGGTTCTTTATTAAGGAAATAAAGAGCGTCACACCTGCCTGTACGATTTGCGGAATGCTGTTAATCAGAGCATTGACCACAGAACCGATAATTTCCGGAATTGCTGCAACAATGGTTGTGATGATTTCAGGCAATGCCTGAATAAGGGCAACGAGCAGGTCGATACCTGCCTGTATAATCTGTGGAATTGACCCAAGCACCGCTGTGATGATACCCTCAATAATCTGCGGGATTGCCTCCACGATTGCCCCGATGATTTCCGGCAACGCAGATACTAAAGAAGTCAAAAGC